ATGGCTACAATCGTTAAAAAAAATAATAATTGGCGAGTACAAATTCGCAGAAAAGGAATAAACAAATCCGCCACATTCCGCACCAAATCCGAGGCGCAAGCATGGGCGAATAAAATTGAAAGTGAAATCATGATGGGGAAATATTCCGACATCCCCGATATTTATTTTGCCGACCTCATCGACAAATATATTAAAGAAGTGACCGTTCACAAAAGAAGTCAACGAGAAGAAAGATTAAGACTAATCCGACTTGCCAACATGGAAATTGGCAACATCAAAATCAAAGACCTCACCGAAAACGACTTCAAAAACTGGCGGGATGAACGACTTAAAAAAGTGAAACCCGCAAGCGTCTTGCGTGAATGGAATACACTATCCCATCTGCTCAATACTGCGGTGACCGAATGGAAATACCTTAAAGAAAACCCGCTTAAAAATATATCTAAACCAAAACAACCGCAAGAACGCTCGCGCCGCTACAGTGACCAAGAAATTGAACGCTTAACCTACGTTTCCGGCTTTGATTTCAACCAAGCCCCGATCACTGTTAAAAGTCGCGTCGGTGCCGCAATGCTCTTTGCCATTGAAACCGCTATGCGCACTGGTGAAATCTGTAAAGCCACATGGAACGATCTCAATTTAAAAACTCGTTTACTGTATATTCCACAAACCAAAAACGGACCCCCCAGAACCGTGCCGCTTTCCGCCATGGCGATAAAAATCATCAACAACTTAGCGCTAGTGCGCACAGAAAGCGACGATACCATCTTTCAATTAAAATCCAGTTCCCTTGATGCCAATTTTCGCCTGATCAAAGAAAGCGCCGGACTGGATGATGCGGATCTACATTTTCATGACACCCGACGAGAAACCCTAAGCCGACTTGCTAATATTAGTCTGACGTTATCATCATTAAGCGCTTTGCGAACTGCATTTAAAATGTCATCATTTGCAACGCCGCGATCAATGTTACTTAAAATCGTAACGGTTACATAAGCCGGTTGAGGGGATATAACGGAAACATCCGCTACATTGACATGAGCGGATAAGGCATGAAAAATATAGGCGCCTCGCGGACCGGCAACCGACAATCCCTCAAATGCAAGCTGTACCCTTGTTCTTAATGCGGTATCGGTTTCCAACACTTCCTCTATCGGCGGAATAACTTGATTATTTGCAACCTGTATCACTTTTCGTTCCACATTAAAATTAGCCGCAATCACATCTAAATCACTTCCTGTGGCGTAAGCTAACATGGTCGCTTGTGCGGCGTTATTTATACGTTGTCGTTCTAACAGTTGCATGTAGCAGTTTTCTTCTAACAGTTTTGTGATTGGTTCACTTTCAAGCGACAGTCGCGCTTGCCAAAAAGGTTGTTCACTTTCCGGATAAAGTGCAATAAATGCGGATTTTCTTTCCGCTAATAAATCTTCAAAATTTAATTCTTCCAAGACTTTCGGCGGAGTTAATTTTGATAAATCGACTAAAGCACTCATTTCACCCCCAACAATAAATTATCGTAATTAATCTCTTGATGCGTATCGGTTCTTATCATGATGATATTGGCGCAGATTTTTCCCTCAATAAATCGCGGTTTAAATTGGCGAATATAAATGCGCGGTTCCCAGCAGTTAAGGGCAACCACCGCACAAGCGGCGATTTGTAACATCAAGGCACCATTAATCGGGCGGTCAATCAGTTTCGGGATATTGGAACCGTAATCGCGGCGCTGAATACGCGTGCCGATTTGCGTGAGCAAAATATCGCTCACGGATTGTTTAATATGTTCTTCTTCGCTGATAATTGCTGTTCCGTTTTGTTTATTCATATTCCCCCTTAAGACGGTTTTGGACTGGAACCGTGGACATGGTTAATTTGCGAAATACCGCCCGCCACTTGATCTCCGCTTGAGGTAACCGACCCGCCTACGCGAACATTGCCGCCAATCTCTACATTTTGTGTACATTTCACCAAGGGCGTTTCTAAAACAACGCTGCTTGATGCCTGAATATGTGCCGTAGCAATGCCCATGACTTTCAGCATATGGGATTTTTGGTCATACAAAATCCGCGCCCCATCAGCAAATTCGATCACATGTTCATCCGGCGATTGACCGGGGTTATTAAAATCGGTGGTGAAAATCCCGCTTAAAATGGCGGCGGTTGTCAATTCGCCACTTGCCGCCAAAATCATGCATTGTTCGCCTACCGTCGGCGGCGACCATGAACGCGTGGTTCCGGCGCGCCATTCAAGCCACGGAAGCCAATCCGTGCGAATACCGCCCGACGTCACTTTTGCCCGTCGCTTGGCATAATCCACTTCGGCAATCGTGCCAAAACGGATAAGGCTTTCAAGGCGGCGTAAAATATCCACAATATCAGACATAAGGATTTTCCCCGTAGATAAATAAGGTTATTGTGAGGGGATTTTGCAAAAAATGAGACTAACGAGGAGTGTGAAAAGCGGAATAACAAAAAGAGCTTTAACGTCTTTATTTTGAACGTTCAATTAAAGGGTTAGCACTATCTTGTTCTCTTGGAAACGGTTCATGGAGAGGTGAAAAAGCAAGAATTAAGATATGGTTATCTGTCACTTTTTGATAATGAATAACCGGTCCGGAGGTTTCGCCATTTAGATTAAGTTTTAGTTCTCCCATTAAATTTAATATTGCTGTATCCGCATAAGGACCACAATGATAGTGCCAAATATTATTTTGTTGATACTTATCTGTACCGGGAATAATATCAAGGTTATCATCTTGCCAAGAGGGCTTATTCTTTCCTCTTAGGCGCTTTTTACTTGATACTTGTTGCATAAAATCAAATAATAATCGCAATTCATCATCTGTCATAAAGGGGATATCTTTGAAAAAGGGCGTATTTAAACTTCCTTTTTGGAATGACTTTGATAATTGAATCGTAATCTCCAAAATACTATCCTCGCATAGCGTTACGGAAATCCTCAAAAGAATGCTCCGCATTAAAACTATAGCCAACGCTGCTATCGCCCTGATATACCCGAGAAAATACGACATTATCCGATTGTTGCTTATATTGTTTTGATTTAACGAGGTGGCAAAGATAATGTATTTTATTCGCTAAATTATCTAATGCAGAAATAAATCGAGGGTGAGCATAATGATATTGACGCATCTCAACAATTAATTCGTCATATTCTTTTACTTTTTCTTCTAACACAAGAATATCATGCGTAGGAATAACATCAAAGGTCCAAGGAACAAATGAAATAGCGAGATCAGTTAATGCAGTGGTCACTTGCGCTAAATCAATCACATTTTGAACAGATTGAGTAAATAACAGCATATCTTGTTGGCTAGCTTTCATTTTCTGAACGCTAAAAATCTGCATATCGCTATTGTCGGAGGATTTCGCCTGCGCGCTCAACACAACCGGAACAGTTAAACATGCAGACATTGCAACGGTTTTTAATTGCTTAAAGAGAGGATTTAAACCATCAAAAATAGGATTTAATGATAAATTTGCCATGTATTTCACCCTGATAAAATCTCATCGAAGTATATAACGTTGTAAACAAATGTAAAACGTTTTTTGTAAAACGCAATAAAAAAGAGGTAAATTTGATCTAACTCCGAATTTACCGTTTTTCTCTGTTTAACCCCGATCGCGTAAAGAATTGCGCGCGCGGGCTTGTGCCTGATTTTGAATTTGTGCAATCTGGCTAGCGACCTCTCGTGCAATAGCTTGTTCATCCATTCCTTGTGCGGCGTTCACCTGAATAGTGATATTCATCGGCTGGCTGACTTGCACTTGTTGCGTCTGTGTCCGGCGCAGTGGCGCGCGGTCGTCCACTTTGATCGGTTGCGCAACCGCTACACTCATGCCCAGACCGGTAGCAAGCATAGCGTTTTTGCCATAATTTAGCGCATTAAGCAAAGGCACGCCAAGGCGAGATGTTGCCACTTTGGTCATTACATATTCGCCACCATGTACAATCCCTTTCGGCTCATACTTGCCACCGTCCCCGGTGTAGCCTCCTTGGGCGTAGCCTTTAACAAGACCGCCTTTGTAATATAATGCGGGATCATTCATGGCATCAATAGTGTTACCTAATACACTGTTGCCATATGCCGCCTTAATATTTTCAGTTTTGGTCTGTTGTGCTTGGATATTCATATTATTAATGGATGGAAGCTTATCAATCACCCATTTGATACCATCCATTAATTTAGTAAGCGGTGTCAAAATCCATTCAATGGCTTCGGCTACAGACTGACCAAATGAAATGCCCGCATTTTTTGCACTTTCTAATTCTTCCGCGCTTGATTTCACCGGATCGATAAGGTTAAACGCCCAAGTAACCGCTTTTTTAATCCAATTTACGATCACACCAAAAGCATTGGCGAGCGGTTGGAATTTAGCGATTGTAGGGGCTAAACCTTGCATTAAACCTTGGAAAAAACCGCCAAAAAACGCCCGCACTTTTTCCCAGTTGCGGTAGATGAGCAAGGCTCCTGTAGCAATAGCAGTAATAAATAAGCCCAAAGGAGTAAAGGCTAAGAATGTAAACGCTGTACGCAAAGCAGTTACAACTAATGTAATCGCATTAAAAGCACCTTTAAGATAGGTCAATGGGTTGAGTAATTTTAACAAACCGTTCCCTAACGCTCTGCTGATATTGAGTGTTGCTTGTCCTGTAGCTTTCCAGCTCGTTAATGTTTTAGTCAATATTTTGGCTTTTCCTGATACATTTGGAAATATATCATTAAGGTGTTTTAATCCTAATCCAATACGAGCTATAGGGTAGGCTAAGAAACTAAGTAATAGGCTAAGTGCGCCAAATGAGGTCAATCCGATTCCTACTACAGCGGTTAGTTTTACTAAATTTTCCGCCAATGCCGGATTTGCATTCATCCAACGTTGAACTTTGTCAATAACCCCGCCGATTTTTTCCATTAATCCTTTCAATGTCGGCGCAAGTAAACTACCCATCATCGAATTTATATTAAATAGACGGTTTTTCAGTAATGCCCATGATGACGAAAGTGCTTTCATTCGCGTGTCAAACTCTCGTGACATTGAACCCGTTGCCATTTCGCTATTGGCAAGGGCAATTTGGCGACGCCATTCTTCTGTATTTGAAACAAGTAATGCTAAAGTTTTACTGTGTTCCGTACCCACAAGATCCGCAATAATACCAAGTCGTTTTTCTTCCGGTAATTTTTTAACCGTATCTACAATCTGCATTAATGTTTTTTGTGCATCTTTTGCCATCCCTAATTCAACTTTACTTGCATTTAACCCTAAAATACTCAAGGCACTTTTAACCGGTTTCTTTTTACTAGCTGAAGATAAACGCGTGAAGATGGCATTTGTTGCAGTAGCAGATTGTTCTTCCGCGGCTCCGGCAGTTTGTAATGTGGAACCTAATGCAGCTAAATTTTTTCGGTAATTTTTGCTATTCCTGCAATACCTGATACGCGGTTCATATAACCAATAATTTCATTCCCTTTTGAAATCGCATTATCATCTAAATAATTAATCGCATCGGCTAACTCCATGCTCGCTTGTGATGACAATTTAAAATTTTTGGTTACTTTTCCATATTGTTCAACCAAATCATCTGGATTTTGTGCATCAAAAGCCGTTGCCATTTTTGTATTTAAGCGAACAAAATCTTCTAACTGTGCTTTTGGCACATCCATTCTAGCCGCCGCTTCAATCATATTGGCAATTTCAACAGTAGTCATCGGCAATTCAGTAGATAATGTTTGAATTTTTTGTTTCCAAACATCATATTCCGGCGTTAAATTACCAGCTTTATCTTTTAATCCATCAACTTGTCGCACAACACCAAGCATCGCATCTTCAAAAGACATAAAATCAGTCACTGAATTTTTAATTGGTACGCTAATTGTGGCACCGGCAGCCATTGATTGTGCGCCAAGTATTTGCGCTCGACTGCTAATATCTTTCAGTTTATCCACTTTGCTACGGTAAGCATTGTATTTTGCCTGTTGTGCATTAAGTTTTTTTAATTCGGCAGATTGTTTGCTGATTTCTGCATTGGCGCCTTTTAATTTACCGCGCAATTCCGTTTGGCGTTGACTTAATGAATGGGCAGTTATTCCATTTTTGGCTAATTCTGCACGTGTGCGCTGTAATTTATTGGATAGTTCAACTTCTTCCGCTTTTAATTTTTTAACGCTTTGCTGTGCATTTTCAACACGTACGCGGTAAGCCTCACTTGGATTTTTTAATTCTTTCAAGCGTTTTGATAATCGCGTTGCAGTTTGTTGCGCTTTTTCTTGTTCAGTTTTTAACGCATTCAAGCGATTAATTAAGGGATTGAGTTTGCTACGGTATTGCGCAAGAGATGATGCTTGTTGCTTATCTTGTTTGATAAGTTGACCACGCAAATTTTTATTTCGATTTAAGGCATGGGATAACGCATCAACATTTTTGACCGCACTTTTCATCGGTGCGCTCATTTTATCCATGGCACTTAATAAGACTGATAATTGCAGATTATTCATATAATTTCCGATTTTTGTTGACAAATAAAAGCTGTTAGTTTAATAATCATTAAAGACAAAGGGGGTAAATTATGGAATTAATATTCTTTCTATTATGGGTTCCTGCATTAATTTTAGCTATTGGCACAGTGGTGCTAGTAGTTTTGCCATTATTTACGGTGCTTTTAACCTTTGCTTTACCAGCCCTATTGGTTCTAGGCTTTATTTTGTTGTTATGGGCAATCACAGAAAATATCATGCTATCTATTTTGATTTTCTGTACTATCGTTGTAATGAATTTAATTTATCACCGTGAAAGCGTAAAAGAATTTTTTGCCAATAGATGATTAAAGCTCATCCCCTAACGCTTTAATCACATAATCTTCAATCATTTGAATATCTTCATCTGCAAAGCCCAGCAATTCACGCTGGGCATATTGCACTTTATATTCCCGCTGTCGCTGTACTCTCCCTTTTAATCCGTATTGATGGATTTCGGCAATTTTGGCGTTGTCGCCACTAAATCCTACGGTAATCTCATTGGAATTGGACCGCACTTTTAAAAAGCGGGCAGTGCGCAGTTTGGAAAACATGGCTTTACGCTTAACTCGCCCTGTTTTCTTGCGCAATTTTTGTTGTTTTCTTGGTTCATATGCGCTGCCATCCGGATTTTGTTGTCGGGTAATACGGGCTTGTTGACGTTGGCGCAATTTTTGCCCGATATTTTTCGCCAACGTTCGCCGCGCTTGTGGGCTTAGGTTTTGAATAAGTGTGGTCAGTTTGGCGCTAATTTCTTCAACCGTTGCCATCTTCAATCACTCCACTATCAAAAATCAAATTATCTTCACTTTCCAAATACACGCGCACCTGTTCTTTTTGCCACACCGGCTCCGCCTTATAGTTCAAGATCACGTTGTTGTTATTTTCATTGTCTTGTTTCGCAATCACCCGCTCCGTCATCTGAATTTCAAAAGAGACGTCCACGGTATTATTATTGTTGTAATCTAAGATAAACTTAAACGCACCCTCGCGACGTTGCGGGTTTTCAAAGATTTCCGGTTGATTGGTGCGGAGGTAGGCTTGAATTGGGATAATCAGCTGTGCAAGGTCATCTTTAAAATCGGTGGCGATAATGTTTAACGTGTAACGAAATTCAAAACTTAACCCGCCGGCGCCGGTGGCAATAATTTGTCCGTCGTCGATAAAAAGCTGTAAGTTATCCGGATTGGTGATGAAATCCGGATAACTTTGTTCAATAATTTTGCGCAGTTGGTTTGGTTTTTTCATTGACGAAATCCCCGTTTTTTCTGTTCGTAAACGGCTTGGCAATCCACGCACCGAGTACATCCGTTAATCATGCGGCGACGCTTCTCCGGTATGGGTTCATCGCAGTCTTGGCAGTGGGTCCGGCTTGGACGTTGTACCGCTTGGAAACGGTTTTCTAATGCCACCTTGCGTTGCAATTCTTCCAGTTTCTGTGCTTGGTCTAATATATCTGTCAT